CAAACTAAACCCACACGAAATAGACTTCATGCTAAGCATCGAAGGTAAGGCTGTTGCCTATATAGAGGTGAAGGGCGTTAAGAAGGTTGGTTCAGTCTACGATGAGCATACGCCAATTGTAGCTATTAAAAAACTAACCGCACTGCAGAAGTATGTCAACGAGAAGAAGTGCCCTAACGTTTATATAGCGTGGGCTTATTCCGACGGCATCAAGTACGCTAAGGTTACAGACTTGAAAGGGCGCATCCGTTGGGGTGGTCAGTTCAAGCCTCGTGCAGGCTCTGTCAACGACCACGAACTCATGTTCGAGGATGAGGGCACAGCATTTACAATTAAAACTTACTAATCAAATCCTACCTTAATTAAATTAATATGAAAAAGTCTAAACAATCACGTCCACGTTTAAGCGGAGCAAAGAAAACCAACTTCGAATACTTCAACAGCGGAGACAACAGAGTATTAGTTATCGGTGATATTCACGCACCATTCGACCTAGATGGTTATCTAGACCATTGTATTGAAACCTATGAGCGCTACAATTGTAACAAGGTTGTATTCATTGGTGATGTTATTGACAATCACTACTCTTCTTACCACGAGACTGATGCTAACGGCATGGGCGGTGGCGAGGAACTTAAGTTCGCTATCAAGAAGTTAGCGCCTTACTACAAGGCATTTCCCGAGGCTGTAGTGTTGTGGGGTAACCACGATAGATTAATCATGCGTAAAGCACAGACTAGCGGTCTTCCTGCTGAGTGGCTACGTGATATCTCAGAGGTATTGCAGACCCCTAAGTGGGAGTTCATGATGGACTACTACCTTGACGGAGTGCGTTACACTCACGGAGATGGCTCGGGTAAAGCTAAGTCTGCTTGTGTTCGTGATATGCAGTCTACGGTAACGGGACACTACCACACGGACTTCTACGTAAACTACCACGTCGGTGCTAACACTCGTGTGTTCGGTATGGCTGTGGGCTGTGGTATAGATGACAAGTCTTACGCTATGGGCTACGCTAAAGGCGGTAAGAAGTCTGCTATCGGTTGTGGCGTTGTTCTTGACGGGACTACAGCAATCGCAGTTCCAATGAAGCTAGGCGGCAAGTAGTGAGTCTGTTAATCAAGTATTACACCATTGTGACCCTCGTAGGATTATCTACGGGGGTTATCCTTTGGTGGTTATCGAAAGACGAAAAAAAATGACACTAGCAGATTGGATTTTAGGCGCAGTCGTTGTATTATTATGGAACGGCTACCTCGTATGGAGGATGCGTAAAGAAAATAGAAACCTTTAACACCAACGAAAATTAGGCGCACACATAAAAAAACGGGCGCAAACCTTTAAAACAAAATAAAAATGAGAGAGATACTACTTGAGATGTACGAAAAACTTTGGAACGCTGATAAAGACAAGTGGGCTTGGAATGTGATACTGAAGGACACGCTTGAGAAATTAGAGACCAAAGATGATACAGAACGATAGGGTTTTGTGTCTTTAATAGAACATTAACAACAAAGAGAGATGAAAACACCAATGCAAGAGTTGATTGAGATAATCAAGAAGCGTATCAATGATGATGATAGTATACCTTATATGTACAACGAAAGAATACTTGAGTTAGCAGAGTCATTGCTTGAGAAAGAGAAAGAGGTGATGTGTGAGTTTGCTGAAGAATATGTGGGTAGTTGTCTAATTGACTACCCAAAAATCAAAATAATATTTGACCAAACCTTTAATATTTAAGAGATGACCCCACCCCTTACCCATAAGAACAAGGCGCATAGGTTCTGCAAGGTACACGCAGTTAATGGGGTCTTTTTTTAAACCTTTAACACCAAAGAGAGATGAAAACATTCCTGGAGATTGGATCTTGTGATTTTGACAACTTAAACTACTTATCACATTACGGATGGAAGGGTGTAATTGTCGAGCCAATTGCAAAGTACCTGGATAACATTATTAGATTAGATAATGTACAGTATATCAATGCTGCTATTACTGAAAAGGATGGAGTTAGCAAAATGTATACAGCCCCAGAAGATGTAACAAATAAAGATCCAGACTTTAGAGGAATGAGTTCACTGATAAAAAACAGCAACGATGCTTTAACCAAAGTTGTAGAGGTCAAGACTATGTCGTTTGATACTTTACTATCGGTAACCGGTATTACTCAAATCGATTATTTAAAGATAGATACAGAGGGTTACGATTCAGTTATATTAAAGTCATTTCCCTGGGACCTGATCCAGCCTAAATACATAAAATTTGAGTCCAGGCATATAGACGTAAGGCCAACACTTTTACTCCTGGAGATGCAAGGATACCATTGCGAGGTTGATAGTGAAAACACATATGCGTTTAAAATTTAAAGGATATGAATGCAGATATAGTAGATTTGTGCAACCGTGATTTAGATGAAAATGGAATCGAATCTGATTGACAACATATTGATAGCGTTGATTATAATTCTATGGAATTGTTTTTTAATATATAAATGGACCAAAGATGATAAGTAAGCAAGTGCCAATGTGGTTAAAAGAACAGACCTGGGAGTACCTACAAGAAAACAACATGGGACAAAGGCATTCTGCTAATGGAACAAAGTCTCAACAATACACTGGGCTTTTGGGAGAAAACATGGTGCGTATAATGCTTGGGCTAAAGCCAAGTTTTATTCCTGGTTATGATGGCGGTCATGATCTATTAATGAACAGTGTTAAGGTTGATGTCAAAACTATGGGTAGACACGTTGATCCTAAACCAGAATATGTAAACAACTTCATAGGATATCAAAAAGATCTTGATGCTCAAATGTATATTTTCTGTTCAATGAATAAGAATACCAGCATTTTCTTTGTTTGTGGTTTACTGACTAAAATCGACTTATTAGATTACGCACACTTTTACCCAGCCGGTAGCATTCGATATAGAGATGATGACACATCATTTAGAATGAAAGCACCTACATATGAAATTGCAAACAGCTCGTTGATACAATTACAAACGCCAACAGATATTTGGGCAGAAACATATTACTATGAGCCAGGTTTTTTGGATTGATGACGAACAGTTGCAAGATTGGCAAAAAGAAATTTTAAAAAGAGAGTTTAATGAACAGAGAAAAGGAGATTCAAAAGGTCGGTCAGGAAGTGATAGATCTATTGATAGAAAAAAATAAAGCCTATGGTAATAGTGCTTTAGAACCGGCAAATGTATTTGCCAGGGGATCAGCTATAGAAAACCTATGCTGTCGTATAGACGATAAGCTTATGCGAATAAAGAACAAAGGGATCAGCGATCAAACCGAAGACACCGTACAAGACCTTATTGGTTACTTAATTTTACTTAAAATAGCACTACATGACTCTCCTGGAAAAAAAGATAACAATATTTCAAACGATTTACCAGAAAGAGGAACCAATAATAAAGACGGTTGGACTGGCTCTTCAACGTATCCAGAAGGGGAAGAGCAGATCTATTATTGAAGACGTTCGTGCCGGACGTTCAGATAAAACTAAATTACCGGTTGTATGCTGGTCAGGACAATTCGCCAGGAGAGCTGACGATGCTTTAATGGAGCATAACAGCTTGACTATTTTAGACTTTGATAAGTTAGAAGATGTCATCCAGGTAAAAAGACAGCTCGCTGAAGACAAATACATAGCAGCCATCTGGGTGTCTCCAAGTGGCAATGGATTAAAAGCTTTAGTAGAACTTAAATTCCCAGACAAACACCGTGATCAGTTTAATGCTCTGATCAATTACTTTAACAAAAACTACGGTCTGGATCTGGATAAATCCGGCAAGAATGAGTCCAGAGCTTGTTTCGAATCCTACGATCCAGAGCTGGTAATTAACCTGGATGCAGAGATCTACGCTGGTGTTTTGATAGACCAGGTAGAAAAACAAAAGATCAACGCCCTGGACAAAGGGACAGATTACCGTAAGCTTAACATCGCAGCTCGTATCATTCGCCTGGCAGAAGATGGTGAAAAGCACCACGCATTACTTAAGGCCGCAACATTAGCCGGTGGATATATAGCTGCTGGTAAACTGGAAGAAGATGAGGTGTACCGGGTATTGCTACGTGAGATATCAAAGAAGGACATTGAGTCTTTAGATCACGCAAAAACTACAATACAAGACGGTGTTTCACATGGCAAGAATTTGCCGATCAGGGAAGTCATAGAGAAAGAGAACCTGGCAATGAAAGAGATTGATCTCGATGAGATGGATTTATCTTTTATCAGCTCTGACGATGATGATTACCACTACATGGTTGAGTTTGCCGAAGGAAGGATACCTGAAGGACTAAAGACTGGTAACCCAAATGTAGATAAGCACTTCAGGTTTAAGAAAGAAATGTTTATAGGAATGGGCCATAGCAATGTAGGTAAGACAACCTTCATGCTCTACTTGATGATAGTGGCGGCAGCAAAACACTCCTGGAAGTGGTTGGTATATTCAAGCGAAAACAAAACAGCAATGGTAAAAGTGAGGTTGATGGAAATGTATACCGATCGACCATTAGCAGCTATGAGTCCAGAAGAAAGAAAAGAAGCTTACAAGTGGGTAAGTAGACACTTTACCTTGATCTCTAACCATGAAGTATACAGCTACACGGATCTTATATTAATGGCAAAGAAATCTATGCAGACCAAGAAGATTGATGGATTGTTTATTGATCCATATAACAGTCTTAAAGTATCAGCTTCAGGAAATGGTATTATCAGTACACACGATTATCATTACCAGGCGTTACGAGAGCTGCTTACTTTTAGCGTTAGTAATGATCTGGCAATATGGGTGAATATGCACGCAATGACTGAAGCTCAAAGAAGAAAAGGTCCAGACGGATTGCCTACAGCACCATATGCTGAAGACACAGAAGGGGGCGGTAAGAACGTGAATGTTGCTGATTCAGTAGCTACGATCCATAGAAAAATTCAAGCTCCAACACCAGAGGATAGAAGGACAGTTGAATTCCATATGCGTAAAGTCCGTACAACAGAACTGGGTGGATCGCCAACAAGCCTGGATAGTCCAATGTATTTTAGAATGAATACTGACGGTACGGGATTCAGGTGTTTAAACGGTCCAGACTTGTATGACCCTATAGACCAAGGCACTCCTATAACAATAATGTCAACAACTTCTAACTACGACATAAGCTTTTAACAACATTGTTGGTTAAATTTGGGCATGGCTCGAAAAAAAGGTGCGGTTAATAGTAAGAAAAAGACCATTGATGGTATCACGTTTGCGAGTTCATTAGAAGCGTATTGTTACCAGAGGTTAAAAGAAGCTGGCTTTGATTTTGAGTATGAGGGCAAGAAGTTTGAACTGCTCCCTTCAGCCCACTATAGTGGTGTGTACTTCAAGAGCGTACCCAAAGCTAAATTGATGAAGGCATACCAGGGGAAAAAGGTTCACCCCTTGACTTACACGCCAGACTTCTTTTCCTCTAAACATAAATTTATTATCGAGACAAAGGGATACGTTCCCAGTCAACATACATTTCCAATGCGCTGGAAGTTATTTCTTCACCATCTCAATGCAAATGGCATGGGCGATTATCAGCTCTTTATGCCCAGGAACCAGGAGCAAGTGAAGGAGACAATTGATATACTAACCGGCCATGGACAATAAGAAATTATCAGCACTTTACTATACAAGCACAAGCCGAGTCATTGACGTGGCTCAATCTCTCTACGAGAGCTTACACAATTACAAAGGAACACCAGTAACAGATGAAGAACTGGTACGCAAGATGATCACCAATGCGGTTAAAGAAATCAGAAGCGAATTAGATTTAATTAAAACAGCAGTATCAGAATCCAATGAACATAGTAATAGCTAACGAATTCCAGGGAATACTGTACCATAGAATGATTGTGCCTTTCGGTAGAATAGCACAGCAAGGGTTAGCAGAGGTACACATTATACAAGATGTCCTCGACTTGCTAACTATGGATCTATCAAAAGTAGACCGCATTATTGCATCTCGTCACTTACAACTCACACCTGAAGGATACAACAGCCTGGCACCATTGCTAAAAGAGCATGATGTAAAACTTATATTAGACATTGATGATTACTGGGTTTTACCAGAAGATAATTCAGCCAGGGAAGCTTACGAAAAAGGTGGCATAAGAACAGCAATGATCAATGCGATAAAAATTGCAGATCACATATGGACACCAAATGAGTTGATACACAAAAAAGCACAGCTCATTAATCCAGATATAAGCTACTCCATAATACCAAACGCCATAAACCCAACAGAAGGGCAGTTCAGTATGGTCAAGAATTTCAATAGCGATACAAGTGTAAGGTTTGGATACACCGGAGCCAAGAACCACCGCAAAGACCTGAACATAATG